GTCTGTAATATGGTACCAGAATAAAATGTAAGAGGATATTTCTATGCCGCCCGAACAATGCCAATTCAGAGTCAGCAAAGAAGATTTTTTAAACCTTCCACAATCGGAACAGAACTCGCTTATTTACTCGTGTCTCATGGACATGCAGGAAAAGATTGATTGGAAGTGGAAGAAGATTATGGGTATTGGTGCCATTGCCGGGTTTATTGGGGGTCTCTTTAACGGGTTGGTAATTAAGGTGTTTGGACTTCCGCGGTGGTAAAATGGACGATTTGGATTGGCGCCTCGCAGATAAATTAATCGCCGTGAGTTTGTGGCTTAATCGGGCCATGGCCAAATATCGGGACATTCCGGGCTATGATCTCATGTGCGCAAGCGGCAACCGGGCTCTGGCCGAAGCAAGTCTGGCCATCCGAGACGCCAATAATCTTATGAAACTTAAGATCGAGAAAGAAGGGGGAGGGGGAAAAGATGGGCACGGAACAACCAAGTGACATGATCACCGCGAATTTTTCTCGTTCCGAAGTCGCCTGCAAGTGCTGTGGCATATGTCTGGTGAGTATGGAACTTATGTGTAAATTGCAGGTGGCCCGAGACCAATATTTTGCGGTTTTCAAAGAAGGGTTAAATCTTAACTGTGTGTGTCGCTGCCCCAGACACAATGCCGAGGTTGGGGGCAAGCCGGATTCGGCCCACCTGACAACGGAAAAGAAAGTTGGCGAAGCCGCCGACATTTCCTGTACGGATTCTCACAAGAGATTCGTTTTGCTGGGCCTCTTGCTGGGGCAATTTAACCGTCTTGAGGTGGCCCCGGGCTGGCTCCACGCAGATGTGGCCAGAGACGAGAATCATCCGCAACAAGTGGTGTTCTTAAAATAACAAGGGAGGGAAGACCATGAAAAGATTTTTGTCCGTGATTTTGATTCTGGTGTTTGTGTTGTGCGGGGGTTCGTTTAATTGGACTTGGGCACAGGAGAAGTCCGCTCCTCCTCCAAAATACGGAAGCGTCATTCTTCCAAATCACATCCGCCTTGACGGAAAAGTTGCTAACATCTCTATCCAAAAAATGGATTACGAAAGCACTCGCCGGGATCTGCAAATTCTCGACCGGTATGCTTATGACACTCTGGTAGTGGACTTGTATTCCTTTGGGGGAAGTCTGTTCGACGCCATGGGGATTATCTCCCTTTTTAATATTGTCCAGAATGAAGGAAAAATTGTAGAGATGCGAGCCCACAGCATTATTGCATCGGCGGGGCTTCTTGTTATGCTGAGTGGATCCCCGGGACATCGCTTCATTGATAAGTACGCTATCGTGATGTTTCATGAGATGTGGTCACTCAAATTTTTAGCAATCGAGACACCTTCTTCTAAAGAAGAGGAGGCCGTGATCTTTAGAAAAATTCAAGACAACGTAAACTCTTACATCGTGGCGAAGAGCAAAATTTCCAAGGAAGAATTGAATACGAGGATTCGCAGCAAGGAATTTTGGTTGACTTCTGCGGAAGCTATCCAGTACGGTTTTGCGGATGGGGTGATTTGATGGGACTAGATCTTACAGGTATTGGATCGATTGCCAATCTGGCCGAATCAGCAATCAACAAAATTTGGCCGGACAAAACCGAGGCGGAAAAGAATAAGTTTCTGCTGCTAACCCAGGAGCTTACACAGAGCTTCCAGGTAGTGGTGAAGCAGATCGAAGTAAACATCGAGGAAGCCAAACACGAGTCGGTGTTTGTGGCAGGCTGGCGACCGGCTATCGGCTGGGTTTGCGGAGCCTCCCTAGCTTACAACTACGTCCTTCAACCTTTCCTCGCTTGGTTGCTGAATGTTGTCGGCGTCGTCAACAATATGCCCGCCCTCGACATGGGCGAGTTAATGACGCTGTTGCTTGGCATGTTGGGCCTTGGGGCTTTGAGAAGCTATGACAAGACCAAGAATGGCGTCGCGAAAAGTGGATAAAGGAAAGTAATGAAGTAAAAATTATCGCGAGGTGGAGCAGCCTGGTAGCTCGTCGGGCTCATACCCCGAAGGTCGCCGGTCCAAATCCGGCCCTCGCAACCAGTTCTTTGAAAATTAAATAATCGTATTGGGTTTTCTGCGGCCCGGCCAGGCCAAGGAGACGCAAGAATAAAAAAGGGCAGAGTACGGTGCCTACTCCACTGTACTTCTGCCCTTTTTTATTGCCCAAAATTAAATCCCCGCCCTCATATGTTGATGGCGGGTTTAACCCCAACCCCGAGAAGAAGACCCGAGCCAGGGCTCTTCCGGGCATTCCCGGCGAACACCCGCAAGGACTCGCAGAAAGGAAAATTAAAATGGCAAGATTACCAAGAGCAGTTGAAGAACAAGGAAGACGGGCAGACGAATTACTGAAGCAATTTGGAGTGTCGCAAAACCAACCACCGGCTGTGACACCTCCCGGGATCACCGACCCCCTGGCGGCTCCCCCCGTAGCTCCCGCACCCGCTCCTGTTACTCCGGACCCGGCGGAATACGTCAATGCCAATCAAGACAATTTTCCCCCGGCTCCCGCGTTGCAAGCGCCACCGGAGCCAGTGACGCCAGCACCGCCTATACCGGTCCCTGCGGCCTGTCCCGAATGCGACAAGAACAAACAGCGGTACAGCGTGTTGCAGGGAAAGTATGACGCGGAGGTTCCACGGCTTACTTATCGGATGCAATACCTGGAGAACCAGATCGCCGACCTGAATGCGCAGATAGCCAATACGGCCATACAACCGGCCATGACGGCGGCCGTTACCACGCCGGCAACCCCGGCAACGTCGGTATTCAGTGAGGCGTTAAAGTCCAGCCCCGACGAGACCATAAAAAACTTCAGGGAGAACTTTCCGGACGTTTTTGGTCCCATGTCAAAGATCCTGGACGATTTCGGTACTCAACTAACCAAGAAATCAGACGAGAAGATCGCTTCTATTGAGAAAATCAATTCCAATACGAAGCAGGAAACTTTTTCTAGGACCATCGCCGATATGCACCCCGACTGGGAGACTATTTGCCAGGGAGATCCACGATGGCCAGTCTGGTTGAGCAAAACCGACACCTATGGGTTGTCAAAACTCATGGCCCTACGAACTGCAAGCGCAAAGTTCGATCATCAGGTAGTGATTAATCTGCTATCCGATTTCAAGAAAGAAATGGCCGTGCCTCCTGCGCAAGTATTAACTCCGGCTCAAAATCCCAATGCCCGGTACGTCGCCCCCGGAAGTGGTCCATCGGGGCCCGGGGCGGTAAGCCAGCAAAATCAGGGACCAGAGCCCGTTGCCAGGAGCTTTATTCGGAAATTTTCTCAGGACGTTGTGACCGGAAAATATCGAGGCAAGGAGGCGGAACAAAAAGTCATCCAAGCCAAAATAGACGCCGCCGTATCGGCCGGGAAGATCCTGAACAAATAAGCTCCCCTAAGAAGGAGAATTATCAATGTACCCCGTAACTGGTGGACATCCGATTTATAACGCTTCAGGAACATCAATGTTTATCCCTTAACCACCTTGGGGATAAGAAATTTGCTAATGAATTTTGGAGGTGTGGTCAGCAAAACTTCTGATTAAGTTTTATTCAGCTTGTGTGCTGGCCGACATTAGCAACACGGATTAACTCGTAGTCCGTGAAAAATCTTCTCTAATTGACTTGAAAACCCAGGATGTGGGCAACAAGGCGGAAGCCCAATGGGCACCGTGAGAGACTAAACGAGAGGACGCCATTATGGTGATGCGATAGTCCGAACTGCATGAATAAATAAAGATGCAGAGGCGACAGAAATGACCGCCCGCCCGCAAGGGTCATAAAGTAACAGGTTGTATGAAGGCGAAATCCGGGGGATGGGTGATAAAGTTCACATCAGAACCACCCCCGACATCACGATCAGCGATTATAGCATCGGGATGAATTTGACCTATCAGCGTCCCGAGAGCCCTTCTGTCGAGTTGACCATCGACAAAGGCAAATATTTTGGTTTTACCTGTGACGACATCGTTCTCTACCAGACCGACATTCGGCTGATGGATGATTGGTCAAACGATGCTGGCTTCCAGATGAAAATCGGGGTTGACCGCGACGTTCTGACTGGAATGGTGGGACAGGCCCACACCCAGAATAAGGGAAATTCCGCCGGCCGTATCTCCGGTGATTTCCAGTTGGGCGCCTCCACGGCCCCCCTGCAGTTCACTAAGGAAAACGCCCTTGATATCATCGTGGACTGCCGTACCGTTCTCGAAGAGCAGAATATCCCCACGGAAGACCTGGCCTTGGTCCTTCCCGCGTGGGCGGTTGGGCGGATCAAAAAGTCCGATCTGAAAGATGCCTCCCTGACCGGAGATGGTAAATCAGTTCTCCGAAATGGAAGAATAGGGAATATCGACAACTTCACGATTTTTTCCAGCAACCTGCTCTATTCGGTGACGGATAGCGGGACCAGCACGACCTGTTGGTACGCCTACTTTCTTCACAAGTCCGCTCTGACTTTTGCGGCTCAGTTGACCAAGATGGAAAGTCTGCGGGCGGAGAGTACCTTCGGAGACCTAATCCGTGGCCTGAACGTGTACGGATACAAAGTCCTGAAGTCTGCGGCCATGGGCGAACTGTACCTAACCAAGTAAACAACTTTCGGCCCCTACGGAGGGGCTCAATTCCTCACATAGGAAAGGAGATTTTCTAATGGCAGCTTTTACTGTTAGCAAAGTGGCAAATGATGGTTATAGCCTGAGTTGGCCAGGTAATAAATTAACCGTCCTTCGCAAGAGGGTTGATTTCAGCGTGGCCGCGAATAACCTGGCCCAGAATGGGATTATGGGTATCTTCAAGGTTCCGGCCGATTGCTTCGTTCTCAAATTCGGCATGAAAGTAATCACGGTGGACGCCGACATTGAGACGAGTGGTTTACTGGGTGTCTATACCGAAACCGCCGCTGGCGTTATTACCGTGGTAGATGCTGACGGCTATGGAGTTACCGGTCAGATTTTGACTGTTGCCGGCTACGTGGCTTCGGATGTTGACGCTGCTTTCAACTCTGGAGGGGCAGATTCTTTCCACCCCTTGGCGGACAATTCGGTCCTTACCTTTACCAATCTTGATAGTGCCACTGTCGATGCGGCCGTGGTCGATTTCTTCGCGGTCTTGGTTGACGTGAGTGGGTACTCCCAGATCACAACTGGCGGAACTGGTAGCTATACCACGTAATTTCTTATTGCCGGCGTAGCTCAGTGGCAGAGCGGTGGTTTTGTAAACCACTGGTCGAAGGTTCAATTCCGTTCCGCCGGCTCCATTTCACGGTCCCCGGTTGCCCAGGCGTGGCAAGTAAGACCACATAAGACCAGGCCCGGGGACTAGATTTCCAAACCGTAGGCGGCCGGGAAGCTCAGACGCGCCGAATTGACTAAGGAGAAATTTCAATGAGAAAAGAACTGTTTAGTATTGGAACATTGACCGTGGGTACGATCCGCGGTGGTGGACTCGATCAGTTTACCAAAAAGATTTATCTGGATCCGGTCAATGGGAGCGATGGCAATACGGGGCTTTCAATGACCAATGCCATTAAAACTTTGCCGCGTGGCTATGGGCTATTAAAGGCCAACAAGAATGAAGCCCTGATTTGGCTCCCCGGATCAAGTTATGTCGATCTGACTTCCGCATTTACCTGGAGCAAGGCGTTTACCCACCTTGTCGGTTTGCAAGCTCCTGACTTTGGTTACGGCGGCAGATGCAGGATGAGAGATACGGCAGCGATTTCGGACCCACTCTTCACACTTGCGGCCATCGGATGCAAGATTTATAACATCCACTTCCAGAGGGACTATAACAGCAATGTCGGCGTAGTCAACGTGCAGGTCGGATCGAGCGCGACTAACGGTTCCTATTCGTATTTTGAGGGTTGCCAGTTTGATAGCCCGATTTACTCCGCCCTTGGTGCTGCTGCCTATCGGAACCTCTATCTTTACGATGGTGCAAGGTCCAACACCTTCAGGAAATGCACCATCGGGGCTTGGAATCAGCTTGCTACTTCCACGTCTGGTTATCAGCTATACGCTCCCGGGACCGCTGGTTATGGCTATGCTGGAACGCATTTCGACGAATGTACCTTCATGTGGTATGGGAATAGTGCTTCGATTACCCCACTTCGAGTCAATCACGTGGGAGACACGAACTGCTATATGCTTTTCGACAAATGCAAATTCCTGGGGCTTGGGACAGCCGTGGATGGCCTTTTCTATGGTGATCCAACTTCCGGAAGCGTAATTCTGGTGGATCCGAAAGCGATGGGCGTCACGGAATATATCAACGGTAGCGCAAGTCACATCTTTGTGATAAACGCCTATACCGGCAATCTGGCCGCTGGACTGGCGGTTAGCAATTTCAGCTAAGAAGTAAAGTAGAGAAATTTGCCGCATTGGAAACCTAAAACACCCTGGGCGGATCGCGTGATCAGCCCAGGCTCCTTTTTCTATGGAGAGAATATGAATACTCAGGAAATTAGGATTATGTGCTGGGCTTGCGCGGGAATCGGCAAGGCTATCGTTGGGCACGATCTGGATAATAAACCCATCGAAAATGATTGCCCACAATGTAACGGCAAGAAATTTTTAAGTTGGGGAAGGTTAAGTGATGCCATCCCAACCTACAAAATTCTCGAAGCCACCGATTCCGACGAATATATGGCCCTCGATGCCAACAAAAAGCACTGGTACGATCTATTCATCTCCGCCGGCACCCTGGACATGAGCGATGGGACAAAGGCAAACGACCTCTTCCTGGCTTGGCTATTCCCTCCCGGGAAAATAACCCATGCGGCCATTCTGGCCATTCTGTAACCGGTGGTTTAAAAAACCATTGACAATTAACATTTGGTGTATTATATTATTTAGTAAATGATCACAGAGGGGGTGACAAATGAGCGAGAACGGGAATAAACCAGAAGAAAAACCAATTGTGCAGCAACCCGTTGCACAACCGGAAAAACCGGAAGAACTGACGCCAGAGAAGATCAAGACCTTGGATGGAAATGTCCGTGCTTCTCTATGCGCCATCAAAATTAATGAGGCCCTAAAAGAATTTAATTGCATTTTTAATCCTATTCTGAAGCTTGACAACCAAGGCCACCATATCTTGGTTAACATTTCCGGGATGTCCTATGCAGACACGATGATTCCCGCAATCAATCCATTTATGTACAATGCGTAAGAGGCAAATATGACACTCGCAGAACTTATATCCCAGGCCCGGGGGGATCTCGACGATCTCATAAGTCCATATCTTTGGTCGGATGCAGATCTTTTATCTTATATCAATCCTTCCATCGAGGCGATATGCCAAGGGGCTTACCTAATCTTCGACGATTATACCGCCGCAATCGTGACCATTCCGGTGACTGCTGGAATATATTACTACCCAAAGGATCCCCGGATTATCCGTGTGCGCGAGGTCCGAATGGATCTTCAAACCTATCCCCTGACGGCGCGGACCAGGGATTGGCTTGAACATCATTATCCAACATGGACATCGGCAACGGCGGGGACGCCCCAAATTTATTGTGAAAATATCAGAACTGGATATATCCGGCTGATTCCCACGCCGCTGGTAAATGACACGATGAGCCTGGTGGTCTACCGCCTGCCGCTCACCGCACTCTCTCTTTCCGATCTTACCGCGAGCCCAGAGTTCGAATTAAAGTACCACAAGTACCTGAAACACGGAATTCTTGCTCGGGCGTACCTGAAACAGGACAATGAGGCCTACGACATCCAGAAGGCAGAGTACCATCGTCAGCAATTCGAGGGATCGGACGACGGAAAGATCGAAGGTGATGTGAAAAAAGTTTTCAATCTAACTCAACTTGCGATTCAGACAGCCGAAACCGTTGGGGTGAATAAGGCGTTCTGCTAATGTCCCCAAAAATTCTCACAGTCAAAGAGCTTCTTGGCCTAAACAATGTCCTTCCTCCCGAGCGCATTCCCCCGGGAGAGAAGGCATTCCTTACCGTGGCCCAGAATCTTGACATTGATGATACCCACAAGGGGACCATAAGGGAGGGGTATGCTAATCCGTCATATCGTGGCAGCGGTATTCATAGCATGTTTTCTTATTTGGACGTGGTACTTTTTGTGGAGGGGGTAAATCTTAAAAGGCTGAAGCCAGATTATTCATCTGAAATCATTTATGAAAATATAGGTAATGCCCGGATGAACTATGTCGGTGTGCAGAATCGGATCTATTACACAAACGATTCGATCATTGGATATTACGATATTTTGTTCCATGAGGCCATTTCATTCGCCGAAGTCACCCAGACCTATAAAATGAAGATGCCACCGGGGCACCTCATTGAGTGGTACATGGGGCGCCTTCTTGTAGCACGTGGAGGGGGACTATGGGCATCGGATCCTATGGCTCCCCACCAGACGGACACCAGGAATGGATTCAAGCAGCTTGGAGGCTATCTAACCATGATACGTGCCGTCCAAGATGGTCTTTACGTCAGCAATGGCGATAAGACCTTTTGGCTTGCCGGAGAGTTCACGGAGATGACGCGCACCAACGCTGATGAGCACCCAGCGATTATAGGATCGGATGTAAGGGTTGACGGAGAATTTGTAGGCGGCAAGGGCTTCCCGGGATGGGTGATCGTGTGGATGACAAAGACCGGTATGGCTGTGGGGCCCGCCGGCGGAGAGGTGGTCAAAGTTAATCCATATTTTCGGCCGGAACTTGAATATGCCGGCGCGGCCATGGCCCGCAAGATCGTCAAGAATACAAATCAGCAATTTTACCAATATTTGATCACTCAGAAGATTTCTCCCGACGTGATCGTGGATGCGTCCAGTTATTTATTTAAATCGACAGGATCTTTGACGGCTTCAATATTAATTTCTTAAATCGCGGCATGGCGTGGCGTTGCGAGGTGAGGCAAGGCAGGTCTAGGCTCGGCAAGGCAAGGTTTCTAAATTTTTTCATAGGGGGAAAAATGCCAGCAAAATGTAAAGTAACCATTGAGGGGATGGGGAAGGGGATCTTATTTAATAATCCCCAGGGAATGATCCGAACAAAAACAGCAAAGAAGATTTCCTACAAGCCCGAAGACGAAGCGGAGAAGAGTTGTTACTGGAATGAGGACAAAACAGAAATCGGAATTCCGTCCTGGAATATGCGCTCTGGATTGGTTTATGCGGCATCTGGTTTGAAATTACCTTCAAATAAGAAAAAAAGTTTAGCTCCGTGTATTTCCGGGGATGTTCAAATAGGCCCCGATTTTTTAAGTTTTGGGACAAAGAAATATGAGATTTTTACCACCCGATGCGTGATTCAACGTCAGGGAGTAATAAAATCCAGGGCGTGGCTTTCTAAGTGGCAATTGACTTTTGAGGTTTCATGGGAATTATCGACTCTAGAAGAAGATTTTCATCAGGTTATTTTGCCGGAACTTCTTACCATTTTGGGAGAATCGGTGGGCATTGGAGATTTCCGGCCTGCCAAAAAGGGGCCCTTTGGAAAGTTTAGAGTTGTTAGTATTGAAAAGATTTAGCCTCCAATCGAAGCGAGGCAAGGCGAGGCGAGGCAGGGCGAGGTTTGGCCAGGCTAGGCAAGGCAAGGGTTTTAAAATTTAAGGGAGGGATTGATGATCACATTCAGTAAGATCATGGGGGATTACAAAGGAAAGATTCCATTCAATCTCGTAGACAATCAAAAAATTCTCATAATGCCCCTGGGCGATATTCATTTCGGATCTCGCGGATTTCCATTGGAGCGATTTAAAACTCATCTGGAATGGGGCATGGAACGTGGAGCTTATTTTTTGGGGATGGGAGAGTATCTTGATTTTGCTGCTCATTCCCAGAGGGGATTAATGGGGCAATTACGCGATAGTACAAAAGAAATTCTTGACAAAATGATTCTTGACCAGACGGAAGAATTTCTCAAGATTGTTAAATCTACCAAAAGTAGATGGATTGGTCTCTTAGAGGGAGATCATCGATGGGATTTTGCCGACGGAACATCGGTTGATCAAAGAATTTGTAAGGCCGTGGATGCTCCGTTTCTGGGTTCGGCCGGGTTAATCCGCCTGAAGATGCACAAACACCCAAAAGATCATCCAGAAGCCGATGTAATTATTTATTGCCATCACGGAATCGGTTCGAGTCGGACAGAGGGAGGACACCTACATCGTTTATCCGATCTCCTGAAATTTATCGAGGCAGATGTATATTTAATGGGTCATTCTCACGCCAAGATTGCGGCTCCCATAGACAGACAGATGATTACTCCGGACGGTATTCATTCCCACAGAACGAAATTGATCGCCAGGACCGGAAGTTGGTTTTTGAATTATTATTCTACTGGTCCCTTTAGATTGGAAGAACCAGCGTTTAAGTCCAGAGGAAATTATCCGGAATTGAAATCCTATCCGCCTTCAAGTCTCGGAGGTATAGCAATCGGAATCGGTTTTGAGCAGATCGAAAAATCGAAATATTATCGACCCATGATTCACATTTCTCTTTAGGATAGAACATGATGTATCCCGGCAGGGCCCGGCCCGGCCCGGCCCGGCTAGGCAAAGTGCGGCAAGGCAAGGGCTTTAAAGATTTTAATGAGGGTGATCGAGTGAAGATTTGGCATCTGAAAACCTATCCGTATCCAATAAGGGTTGTTTTACTCCTAAGTAAACGTGGGCAAGATGCCAGAAATTACCTGGCTAAGAAGTATCCAAGTATAGATGTTTCTGATCTTTGTCATTCTGATGGATGTTCGTTTTATTTTCATAAAGGACGGAATAGGAGAGTTTTTTTCGTTTGGATTAGCAAATTTTCATTGGACAATATTGATAGCATAACAACCTTGGGACATGAAATCTTTCACACTATTTCGAGCGTTTTTAATTTTATCGGGCTTGAAGAAAAACCCAGTGGCGAGGCAGGGGCCTATTACTTTGATTATTTGTTCAGGCAGGCCCTTAAAAAACTTACGGGGGGAAAGTGATGGTAATTTTAAGGGGTTGGATTTGGCTTAATATTGTTGGGATGTTTGGCTATCTCATGGTAATTTTGGCCATGCTTCACGGCTGGGGTTTAAAACCGGCATCCTGGTTTTGGACGATCTTCTTTTATTTCATCGCCGAGAATTCCTTCTTTATTGTTCTTTCAATTAGAATGTGGCTGACAGATAACTGGAATAAGAAGGAGGAAAAGTGAGGGGGAAAACGATGCACCGAATTTTCATCTGTGGAGCGATAACGCCGACGGGCCCAGGTAATCACGCCATTGAATACCTTATGAATGTGAGAGCCGGCGTGGCGGCGGCCAACGCCTTGATACTGGCCGGATTTGTTGCCTATTGTCCGATGATTGACTTTCAGTTTTTTCTTAGTCTCTATCCCGGAGAAGAAATCAGCGAAAAAGTCATTCGTGAATGCGCCGTGAGCTTTGTCGAACATTGGGCAGAGGCCGTTTTGGTACTTCCGGGATGGGAGGAATCGAAGGGAGTAAGGGGAGAAGTGACTGCGGCCATAAAATGTCAGATTCCTGTTTTTTACGACGAAATGGGCATTACCAAGCATTTTGAAGCATACGATTTAATCTATAAACACTGAGGGGAGGGGAACGTGACTTGGGAGGAAGTGAAAAGTAAGGGAAGCGAGCATTACAAGACAGGAGCAATAGAGCCCGTCGATCTCTATAAATCGGCTGGGATGCTTAGGCATTTTGCGCTGTCAAGTATCATAAAATATGCTTTCCGAAATGCAGACATCTATCGGCCAATTTCCATAAGTGATTTGGAGAAGATTAAACACTATGCGGATATATTGATAGCTGCTTTCGGTCTACAGAAAAAGACTTATGAATATGGTGGCTTTGTCGGATTGCGTGAGCGTCCATGAATCCCTGGATGGCCATTCTAATATTTATTCTTTCCATCGCGGACGACGTTCTTGTAATTTTATTTCTAAGAAGAGTTGTCGCGGGGAAGAGGGGCATAGCCGGACTTCTCTCGGGCGCCTTGACTGGCCTAATCTCTTTCGAGGTCGTGATTTATGCGACCGAGCCAATATACGTGATCCCGAATTGTATGGGTAGCGTAATCGGTACATGGTTGGCCATGTGGCTTGAAGAGAAACTTCCGAAACAGAAAGCTAGGGACAGCAAAGGTAAGTTCAAGACCCCACCTCCAAAGTTGCTGCAGGTGGAAAAAGAAATTTAATAGGGGGATTCATGAAAGATACTCGTTTGGTTGGGGTGAAAGCAATCGAGGATAAAGGAAGTGGCATTTACGTGATTCACTTCATGTTTGAACCTCATATCGTTATCACGGGGACCATGGGAAAGGTGATCACGTTGAAAATGGACAGAAAGGCCACCGCTTCAGAGATTGCTAATTATCTGATCAAAGTCAGTCAGATGATTTTTGACGAACTGAAAAAGGGTTAAATCGTCCCCAGCGGTGCCCGGCCAGTGCCGTTTGGGATTATATGCAAGAAAATAAAGGGCGGGGTATGGACGCTCGGATGAGTGTTTACCTCGCCCTTTTATTTTATCTAAACACAGGAGGAAAAAACGATGAGTCTCAAACTTTCAACGGGTCTCAGACAGTATTTACTTGGCGGAGGCTGTATGCGTGAAGCCTTCAGTGATGCAATCCTAAATATCTATTCTGGACCTGCACCAGCCACGGCGGATTTGCCGGCGACCGGAGTATGTTTGGTTCCGATCACCACGGGCAGCGTTGACGTAACACATGATGCCGTAAACACGCCTGAATATTTTACAATCACCATTGCCCACGCTAATGACATTCCCGACGTTGGAGACACAGTGAAATTATTGGTAGATTCCGTGGAATTCAATCTTGACGCTCTTGGGAGTGGAACGGTTGAAACCTTGGCGATCCGGGTAGCGACGGAACTCAATGCTCAATTTCCTCAATTAGAGGCAATTCCGAGTCATGCCACTGGCGTTCTTTATGTCAGGGGCAAGTTTGCCGGGGTTGCTGTAACCCTTACGGACAATAGTTCTGGTGAAGGACTTACCGTAACCGTTGTCAATGGGGCGGATGCTGTTCCAATCGCTACTGTCAAATTTGCTACCCCTTCTGGCGGAGTTATTGCCAAGACCGGCACGTGGTCTGGTGTGGTAGATTATTCCGGAACGGCTGGATATTTCCGGTTAGTTCTGACGAACGATCACGATCTCGATGACAGCGCAACGGCCATTCGACTTCAGGGCAATGTTTCTACCTCTGGAGCGGAACTTAATTTGTCAAACATAAATCTAGTGGCCGGGGCGACCGAGACCATCAGTACCTTCCGCCTGACCGAACCCGCAAGTAAGGAGGAATAAAAAATGGCTGTTTCCTGCACACTTTCAAATCACTTTAAATATCAACGTGATCTAGGGCTGATCAATCTTTCCACAGATGCCATAAGGATCTTGCTCACGCGCACACTCTTTACGTTCAATAAAGACGATCATGCCAAGTTGATCAACGTCAAGACGACAAGCGGGGTCATTTCCTCGCTGACCTTTTCCGATAGTGGGAATACCCTCACCCGAGGAGCCGGTTCATTCGTCACCGATGGCTTTGTTGTCGGAATGAAAATAACAACGAACTCTGGCAACTCACCCAATCAGGGCCCATTCTTGATTTCTAATGTGAATTCGAATGGATTGATCTTGACGGTAACAGATATGGCCGGAGCAGATCCTTCGTTAACCGGTGGTGCCGAATCGAATATCACCGTGACAGGGGACGACGAACTGCCCACAAGCGGGGGATATACCGTAAACGGCGAACTATTGACCAGCAAGGTTTTGACTGAAGAGGATGGTACCGATGTCAGCCAAATGCTTTGCGCTGATATTTCGTGGACGGGAACCGGTGCGGGATTCGGCCCGACGGCAGGTGCGATTCTCTATGACGATACCACATCGGATGATACCATCATCGGGTATCTCAATTTTGGCACAGATCAAACCGTAGCTGCGGCTGCATGCCTCGTTATCACGGGGTTGGGTATCCAATCGGCATAGATTTTAGCGTAGTGGATATCCATGCCATTACGCTAATTTCTAACGGAGCTTCTTGATGCCTTACGATCCATATACTAAATCCGTCTTGCACTTCAACGGCGTGAACCAAAGTCAGGTCTTTACTGACGAACTGGGGATCGTGTGGACTGCTATCGGGGACGCACAGTTAGATACCGCGGTGAAAGTCTTCGGTAGTGCTTCTATGCGTAGGCCCGCCGGGACCGGGAATTATATCTCCGCCCCACTCACTGCGGCAATGAACCCCGGAACGGGAAATTTCACTTTAGATTTTAGACATCGTTGGAATGGTACTCCAACGTATCAGAGATTTCTTTATTTTGGAACTCTTTATACGGGTTTCCATTTATATTGGTATTCCGCCAGTACTCTACGTGTCAGATGTGAAAATACAACTACAACTTTTTCTTGGACTCCATCGGCAGACACTTGGTACCATATTGCCATAACTAGAGAGGCTGGAACTATACGGGCATGGATAAATGGAACACAATTAGGATCGGACCAATCTAATTCTGGTAACATAAATCCCAGTACCGGTGCGATGTATATTGGTCATGATCCTGACTATTCTCAGAGTGGAGACGGCTGGTTTGAAGAACATCGCTGGAGCAATGGGATATCCCGATGGTCCACCACCTTCACTCCGCCATTTTACGAATATGGCGAGTCGATATTTACCTCCACATCCAGCATCATTGTTCCTACGGTAACGAATCTGATTACCCTAACGGCGGAGAAGTTTTATTCTCTTGGCTCCCTGGTTATTCCCACCATTTATAATGAGGCCTGGACGGCGGATGCCGCGAATGATCTTCCCGCTTTGACGTGCGCGGCGACCGGCCGCGATAGCATGGCCGCACTTCGGGCCGATCTGCCAGCCCTGACCATTCAGGCGACTGGCCAAACCGGGGAAGTTGGAAGAGTTAGCGCATATCTTCCTGGATTAAGAATTGCGGCTACGGGATTGACTGGTGAAGTAGGTAACCTTGACCTTTCTCTCCCATTTTTAACGATCGCTTCTTCTGGTGGCCTGGCAGATTCGGCAGTTGCGAATCTTATTCTTCCCTTCT